TGATATATTTCTATAAATTCTTTAGATCTCGTTGGTAATACGTCTTCATTATTTATTAATTTTAACGTATTTCTATATCCAACAATTTCATTTTCTAAATTTTTAATTAAGTCCTGAGGATTTCTATCTTGATAAACAGATGCCTTATTATATATAAGAGAATTTGGAAAAACTCTTTGTATAGTATAGGATGGCCATATGTCATCCATTCTCCCAACATGAGGAAGAACATAATAGTGTTTCATTACAGATTTATGTAAAAATGTATTTTGGCTATTAAATGGAGATATGTTAGTGCTACAATATGGTCTGGTAATATCAAATTTAACTAGTGGTTTATATGATAGTCTACACATAGCATCTATATCTGGATCCCCATCCCACAAATCAGCTTGAATCAATGGTTTAAGATGTGTTTTCCCTCTATATATAAAAGAATTTTTTTTCCATAAAAGCTCTATAGGAAATCCTCTGTGCCATAAATGAGGGTAGTTTGTTACGGAAAGAGGATCGAATACGCCGCTGTCATTTTCATACAGATCACACTCTATAGTTTTATCTATATGTATGTCCGATGACCATGAATCATATGGTATATTATCATCATCTACCGTAGCTATAATAGTATTATTAGTTTTTGATGCATATATAAATCCTATATTTCTTCTTTGAATAGAATTCCATCCTATATTATCTGATAATTCTTTAAGAGAATATTCTTGTTCATCTGGATGTATATACTGAACAGCTTTTCCGTGTTCTTTAGCTAATTTTTGATATAGTTCATGTGGAGTTTTTTTATCTCCAACTATAAAAAATATATATTCTTTTTCTTGAGCAATTTTACAAAACTTTATAGTCGCCTCTGTTGGGCTATTGATTGTTGTGGTAACTATACTAATACTCATTTTTGATAAACGCTTTCTAGCCATTTATATAGCTTAATAGTACCATCCTTAAGTGGGTAGTTTGGCTGCCATCCTAGTTTTTGTTTAATAAGAGTATTATCAGAATTTCTACCCTTGACACCCTCTGGACCAGGAATATTTTTAATAGTTAAATTTTTACCAGATATATCAATAATCATTTGAGTAAAATTATTAATGCTAATCATTTCATCAGAACCTATATTCACAGGACCAGAAAAATTAGATCTGTTTAATCTAATAATGCCTTCCACACATTCGTCTACGTATAAAAATGACCTAGTTTGATTGCCACTACCCCAAATTTCAATAGTGGAATTATTGGGGGCTTCTAAAACTTTTCTGCATAGTGCTGCTGGAGATTTTTCCCTGCCCCCTTTGTATGTGCATTCTATACCAAAAATATTATGAAATCTAGCAACATGAATATTTAAACCAAAATTACGTTGGTATGCAAGATAAAGTCTTTCACTAAATAATTTCTCCCAGCCATACTCACTATCTGGTTCAGCAGGGTATGCTGAAGCTTCGTTGCATTTAGGATTGTCTGGATCTGTTTGATTATATGCTGGATATGCACAAGCGCTGCTACTATAGAATAAAGATCCGACGCCATATTTATGAGCATACTTTGCAACCAACAGGTTTATAGATGCGGAGTTAGTCATAACATTAGCGTCATTTTCTCCTGTAAAAATATATCCCGCGCCTCCCATATCAGCAGCTAATTGATATATTTCATCGAATGGTTTATTGTTGGAATCTAATAAAACAGCTGATACAGTATCCTCGTCTGTAAGATCCCCTATAATAAATTCATCTGCTGGACTAATAGAATAAGCAGGATGGTGAAGATCGACACTACGAACCCATAGTCCTTCAAGCTTTAGTCTTTTGACTAAATGAGATCCTATAAATCCTCCGCCTCCTAATACTAATGCAGTTTTCATTATTTTTATTTACTCCTTAATTATGTACCAGCTGTGATCTAAAAAGGTTTTAAGCGAAGTATTTTTATTTAAAATAAACTCATCTATAGCTTGTTTGGTTCCTGGATGATCTATACTGTAATCATGTCCAGCTAAAATACCACCACTTATTAGTTTTGGATACCAAACAGAAATGTCTGTTTTCACATTATCATAGTCATGATTACCATCTATATAAACCATATCTATAGATTCATTTGCAAATCTAGAACAGGCTTTTGTTGATATGGTTTTTAACTTTTTACATCTGTTGTTTTTAATAAAATCTTCCAATCTAGCATCAAAAATTTTTTCATAGATCGGATTTTGGTTCCATGGATCGACACAATGTATAGAATGAATATTTTCAAAGCCAAGAAAAATAGTTGTGGATTCACCAAGGTGAGAACCTATTTCAACCAAATTATTAATATTGGGTTTATCTTTTAGTATACTATTTATCATACTAATTAGTCCAACAACTTGGCTAGACTCAGCATCTGACCACCAAGGGAAAAATCGTACAGACATAATATAATTAGTGTCCATGATCTACCATTTTTCTATAGGACACTTTTGGTCGGCCCAGGCTAATTTATTTAGAAAATGTTTTTTATTTGATAAATTACAACCACATATGCCACATTGATTATTTACTCTGTCAAAATTTTCACAATATATACAAATATTCCATCTTCGATCTATTTCAACCTGGGTTGATTTTGGAAAACCAGCCCATACATGAAACCACAAAGATTTAAGAAAGGTTGTTATTCTTAATAAGAGTATCGACATTTGTCTGGTTCTTTATAGGATAAAAGTTATTATCTTTATCTAGAGAATATAAGCTAGACTCCTGCACTATAGTATTAGGCTTAAACCAAGATGCACAGCCATTTTTTAGGTTTATACAATTTTTTTCGCCACTTTTTTTGAAATCTGCTGTTACAATATATAGATTATCTAAATAATTAAAGCAGTCTGCGTGTTTCAATTCCTCTATGTATTTGTCCATAAATTAGATCTTATCGATTGTACTTTCTCAGTTGTTCTTCCCAATCCTCCCACAGTTCGTCTTGGTTCATGTCTATTTTTTTAGATTTGAATTCATTCTTGATTTTAATTTTTTTCTTGAATTCCTCATTCTCTTGTTTTTGGATTGGCAAACCCTTTTTCTTAAAAAAATTTTCTCTTCTTAAAGATTTTCTATCCTCATAATCTTTTTTATTTTTTGACATGACAAATCGAATTTTATCTCCCTAGCTATTGAAGTAAAGTGAACAACCAATATAGTACACCCAGACTGATGGTTGTCAATATCTTTTTTGTCTAGATTTTCTTTGCTTGACAGAGCTAAAAACGAGCTTATATATTATGCAGGCCCGGTAAGATAACTTATAGGGTATACTTTACCTCTAATACAATACAATCTATTACATGCATAATACAACTCTCGTTACGGGTATATGGGATCTTGGTAGGTCTGGACTAGAAGAGGGGTGGTCAAGGAAATTTGATCATTACGTAGACCACTTCAAGAGGCTGCTAGAAGCAACAAAAGACACGAATATGTGTGTTTTTATAGATCCTGAGCACGAAAAGATAGTATGGGATGTACGAGATAAAAGCAACACAGCAGTCATTAATCAATCTGCAAAATCATTTAACAGTAGTTTTTTTCCATTTTTTGATAAAGTACAATCTATAAGAACCAATCCAGACTGGTATAATCAGGTTGGATGGCTTAAAGAAAGCACACAAGCTAAAATGGAATGGTATAATCCGATGGTTATGAGCAAAATGTTCATGCTGCATAACGCTAAATGCTATAACATATTCAATACAGACTATTATTTTTGGATAGATGGAGGTATAACTAATACTATACATCCTGGATATTTTTATCATGACAAAGTAATAGAAAAAATAGAACAATTAGTTAATAAATTCTTGTTCGTATGTTTTCCATATGAAACAAATAGCGAAATACATGGTTTTAAGATAGATGCCATGAAAAAATTCGCACAATCAGAAATTGTCAATAGGGTTGCAAGAGGAGGATTTTTTGGTGGACATAAAGAATTTATATCATATGCAAATGATATGTATTATGGTCTTCTAAGAGACTCATTGAACGAAGGGTTGATGGGAACCGAAGAAAGTATTTTTACATTAATGACTTATCTTGATCCTGAAGTTTTTCAGGTAGAAATGATTAATGATAATGGTTTGCTTGGTACATTTTTTGAAAATGTGAAGGACAATAAAACAGAATTAGCTAAAAGTATTAGTCCTAAAAAAGTATCTCATAAAAATAATGATATTATAGTATATATTAATGCTTTCAATTCTCCAGAGCAACTACAAATGGTTTGCGATTCTTTTGAAAAGAACGATAAAGCCTTTTTAACAGACACTAAAATTTATCTTATTAATAATACCACAAAAGAAGAACTATTTCCTATATACGATAAAATATCAGAAAAATATGGTTTTACAGAAATAAGGAAAGGCAATATTGGGGTTTGTGGAGGTAGGCAACTAGCCGCCGAACACTTCGCTGAGTTGGGTGCAAAATATATGTTATTTTTTGAAGATGATATGTTGGTTGATAGTGGAGAAAATAGATATTGTAAATTTGGTTTTAGAAAAAATATTAGCAATTTATTAAAAAACTCTATCTCTATTATGGATATAGAGAACTATGATTTTTTGAAGTTAACATTTAGTGAGTTTTATGGTAATAATTCAGAACAATGGGCGTGGCATAATGTGCCAGGAGAGAGGAAAATAGAATACTTTGGAAATATAAAAAAAAGACCACAAACAAAGTTTTCTTCTATAAAAACATTTAACGGTATTCCATATGCAGAGGGAGAGATTTACTATTCCAACTGGCCTCATATTATATCTCAGGACGGAAACAAGAAAATGTTTCTAGACACTACATGGGCGCATCCTTTTGAACAGACATGGATGAGCCATATTTATACATTAACAAGAGAAAACCAAGTTAAGCCTGCAATTCTTTTAGCTAGTCCAATAACACATAATAGGGTGCATTTCTATGAAGCGTCAGAGAGGAAAGAAAACTGATAATTTGATTTTTGTACAGATAGCGTCATATCGTGATCCAGAGCTATTGAATACTCTAAGAGATATGATTAATAATGCTGTACATCCAGAAAATCTTAGAATCGGTATCGCTTGGCAGCATAGCGATGCAGACAGTTGGGATAAACTTGATGAATTTAAAGATGATTCTAGGTTTAGAATTCTAGACATCAATTACAAAGACTCTAAGGGTGTTTGTTGGGCGAGAAATGCCGTTCAACAACTATATGATGGAGAAAAGTACACCCTACAACTAGATTCACACCATAGATTTGCAAAAGACTGGGATAAAACTTTAATAGATATGCTAGTAGGACTACAAAAGGAAGGCTATGCAAAGCCCCTTATTACTGCATATATACCTAGTTTTGATCCAGAACATGATCCGGAAAAAAGGGTTCAAGAACCATGGAAAATGAATTTCGATAGATTCATACCCGAGGGCGCAATATTCTTTTTGCCAGCATCTCTTGAATCTTTCAACGATAAGGATAGACCTATTAAGGGAAGATTCTATTCTGCTCATTTTGCTTTTACTGTTGGAGAATTTTGTAAAGAAGTTCCACATGATCCTAATTACTACTTTCATGGAGAAGAAATTAGCATAGCAGTTAGAGCATATACTCATGGTTATGATATATTTCATCCTCATAAAGTTGTTTGCTGGCACGAATATACTAGAAAAGGCAGATCAAAACAATGGGACGATGATCCTGTTTGGCCTCAAAGAAATAATGATTCTCATATGAGAAACAGAAAGTTGTTCGAAATGGACGGATTAACAAATGATATTGATTTTGGTCCATGGGGTTTTGGTAAAAAGCGTACAGTAGCAGATTATGAGAAATATGCAGGTATATCGTTTAAGAAAAGAGCTGTACAAAGATATACATTAGACCATAAAGAGCCGCCAAATCCAACTTATGCCACAGAAGAAGAATATCAAAAATCATTTCTGAATATCTTCAAGCACTGTATTGATATTGGCTATTCTCAAGTACCCGAAACAGATTATGATTTCTGGTGTGTTGCATTTAAAGATGAAAATGGTCAGGATCTTTATAGACAAGATGCTGATGAAGCAGAAATTGCAAGAATGAAAAATGATCCTGATGGCTACTGTAAGGTATGGAGAGAGTTTTCTACAGAAGTTAAACCAAAAAGTTGGGTGGTGTGGCCTCATAGTAGATCAAAAGGCTGGTGTGATATGATTCAAGGAAATCTTCCGTGACAAATATAAGATTTCATAGAATTGATAATAAAGCATGGGGAAGATATCACGCTATTTGGTTTAGAAAATTTGCCAAATATCTGGAACAATTTTTCAATGTGGAATGGAAAGATTATTTTGATCCAGATAATCAAGTAGCTTCGTCAAGACTTGAACTACTAAGTGATATTAGAGGTTTTGATCATAATCCTCCATTAAGCGATGTTGATTGTGTTATAGAAAATTTAGATACTAAAAAATTTGTAGTATTAACATTTACAGAATATTTTAATTCTTATGTTGTACACTATTTAAAATCCCCCAACTGTCAAAAATTATTATCCGCACACTTCAATTATCATAATATTTACTATTGGCTTAAAAGAGATAATTTAGTACACAGATTGCCCGACGTTGCACCTTGGTTTTTTGGTTCTATAGACGAATGGGATGTTGCAAAATATAGAAATGTCAGAAATGAAACGCCGGTCGAAGAACAAAATACTGCTTTGTTTTGGAAAGGGTCCGGTATAGGCTCTTATAGAAAAGTTATAGAGATCCTTAGAGATAGACAAGTTTTAGATACTCAAACACTACCATTTGATCTATACATGACAACCTTGGCGAAACAAAAAATAGCTTTAGCATATTATATGGATTTAGATAGGTATACTAACCCATACGACTATCCCGGCGAATTTTGTTATAGAGATATGGAATATTGCGCTTTAGGCGTTCCATTTATAAGAATAGAATATAAAGATTGTGTACATAATGGCCTAATACAAAATTATCATTATATTAGTATACCAAGAGAAACAGCATACGGTATTTATGAAAAAAATGGCAATGATGGTGTAGCATCATTAATAGAAGATAAGTATAATGAGATTATTCAGGATAACGACCTATTGGCTTATATTTCTGGTAATCAAAAACAATGGTTCGATAATTATGCGATGTGGCCTAATAGTGCAAAATTAGCTATACAACTAACCGGAATAGATCAATGGATTTAAAAAATCTGACCATAACAACATGTTTGTACTATGACCTGTGCGGCACCGAATTCGGAGGCAGAGTTCATCCAAGAAATAAATATTTCTATGGACTAGTATCCATGCTCAAAATGGATTCCTCTATTGTTCTCTATTGTTGGGAAAAAAATATTCAAGAACTGACAGATTTTATAGTATCTCAGTGTGGACCTGATGCCTTAAATAAAATTAAATTTATACCATATGATCTTTATAAGAGTCCTCTTTATGGTGTGATAAGAACACTAAAAGATCCAGAAGAGCAAAAAAAGTCTGATAGAACATATGATTTAATGCAAGCAAAATTCTTAATGGTCAAAAATACAATTGAGAATAATTTTTTTAATACTGACAATTTCTACTATATGGATGTAGGGCTATCCAGCTCTGCATTATTTCCATTTAAGTATTTGCCAATGAAAGACGATCCTATGAAGAAGTGGTCGGATTGTTCTTTGTTTAATAATACATTAGTTGATGGACTTATTAATTTAATAGATCCAAATAAAGTAGTCATGTGGAGAATATCTGATTGGTTACACTGGATAGACCCGTCTCATCTTAGATCAACTGTTAGAGAATCCATTATTGGTGGTATATTTGGAGGCAAAAAAGAACCCATGATTCAATATTGTAATGATATAACAGATAGATTTATTGACATGGTTATTAATAAAAAAACCTTGTATTTGGATGAAGTTATTATGACTATAGAACATAATTTTAATCCTGACAAATATAAAAAGGTAGATTTTGATGTATGGTATCATGAAGATAGTGGAGATTGGTGTCAGGCGGCAATAGTGGGTAAGAAAAGTTTTTATAAAACATTCGAGGAGCTTAATAACATATAATGCAAACTGATCATGTAGGAAGAATATTAAATCCAGAGGGTGGATATTTAGACATTAATGGGAAACCAATAACAGGATGCTGTGCTTTTGCAGGGATTACTGCTATGCAACACGAAGGAGCGTTTGAAGTTTTTAGGTCTTTATTAGAGACAGTTAGACCTGCCAGAGTTCTCGAAATAGGAACCGCTGCTGGGGGTCTATGTCTTTACATCAGGCACACATTAAATACTTTAGGTATGTCTGATGTACCGATTAAAACTTTTGATATCTATGATACATCTACACATAGGGTTTTAGAAAAAGAAAATAATTTAGAAGTTATTTATACTAATATATTTAGTAAAGATTATTTAAACTTAGAGAATCCTGATCTAATAGAAACTTTTATTAAATCAGAAGGTACAACGCTAGTTTTGTGTGACGGAGGAAATAAAATCAATGAGTTTAATCTAGTAGCTCCTATGTTGAAATCTGGAGATATTATTATGGCTCATGATTATTCTCCAAACCTTGAATATTTTAAAGAACACATAATGAATAAGGTGTGGTGCTGGATGGAGATTCAAGATTCTGATGTGCAGCAGGCCGTCGATAGTAATAATTTAGAACCTTTTATGGCAACAGAATTTGCTAATGTTGTATGGTTATGTCGTCGCAAAGTATAATATCGGAAGAAGATTTTGCTTCAGTATGTTCAAAATTAACAGATGTTTTTTTTGTTCAAATCGGTGCTAATGATGGTGTGTCGTTTGATCCGATACATGATCTAGTCCTTCGTTACAACTGGTCCGGTATTCTTGTGGAGCCAGGAGCAGAAGCTTTTGATGCACTAAAACATAATTATTCTGGACGAAGCAATTTAATGTTTTTGAATTACGCTATATCAGACCGTGATGGTTTTGTAGAATTATACTGTGGTACTACAACTCCACACTTTACGCTTGATTTTATAAAAGCAAAACATATGTTTGACGTTGAACCCAAAGCCGTAAGAGTACCCTGTATGTCTATGAAGACACTTATGAACCGATATGTTAAAAATAACAAGATCGATATATTACAGATAGATGCCGAAGGTCATGATCATATCATACTGAACGATATGGACTTTGAACAATACTTGCCAAAGATAGTTAGATTTGAGTATGTTTCTATAGGAGACAAATTTTTAAATAATTGCTTGACCAAACTATTACATTTCGGGTATACTATACATTACAGTTCTGATGGTGCGGACGTTATAGCTATAAGAGAAATTAAATGAAAATTATATCTTGGTCTTTTATTTTTCTACTCATGTTTTCGAATGCATATAGTCAAGAACATGTAAATGTTTTTAGTGGATTGCCATTCGTAGGTATGGCCAATACAGCACCAGCTGCCTATAACAACAGTGTATCATCTGTTATAGCGGCAGAGGGAGGCTATGCTATAGATATGAGTCAAGCTTTTATTAATAGTCAAGCTGGCTATAGTATGGTTTTAGACAATCATACAAAAAGAATAGACACATACTTTAAAGGCAGAGTTAGTAATGCTTACTATAGAGACATGGAAGAATGGAGAAGATCAGAAAAAACTAGACTGAAACGACTGGGCCTATGGAATGGTGAGACTATTAGAGATTTATATAGACCATAGTCTCATGGTGTAGGTTGGATGATTCCATACCCTTCATATTTTCTTATCCCTTTATGCCTAGTATTTTTTAATTGAATAGCTGTTTTTTTGAATAGCTCTATATAGTCTTCTTTAGTTGTCAGTTGATTACCATAGTATGATTTAGCTAATGCTGCACACCCAACAGCAAATGGGTTGCTCATGCTCGTACCGCTCATTTTGGCATAAGTATTTCCTGGGTAGCAGCTTAATATATCATGTCCTGGGGCAAGAAAATCTAGCTCGTCTCCGCTACAAGTAAAACTAGTTCTTTCAAAATTACTATCTATCGCCCCAATACTTATTGGATAGTCGTACTTAGCTGGATACAGTATTTCAGAACTCTCACCAGAGTTACCAGCTGCGCAGAATACAACAATATTTTTGCTTTTAGCAAAATCTATAGCTTTTTCTAGTCTTGGACTAGGAACAGGTGAACCTAGTGACATTGTAATAAAATCTGCCTTATTATCAATAGCCCAATATATACCCTTGATAATATCTTCATTGCTCCCCATACCACTATCGTTAAGGGCTTTTATTGGCATAATTTTTGCTTTTGGAGCAACACCAACCATGCCTAATCCATTGTCTGAAGCAGCTATAGTTCCTGCCACATGTGTTCCATGTCCACATTTATCTATGGGGTCTCTTGATGGCTCTACAAAGTTTACTCCTTGTACTAAGTTATGCTTAAGATCATCATGATCTAAATCGCATCCAGTATCTATTACAGCAACAACTATACCATCTCCTTTAGAAAATTTCCAATGATTTTTTATTTTGAATGCTTCTATTTCCCATCCATAAAATTGGCTGTCTTCTGGTGATAAGCCATATACTGGCTCTACTTCATATGGTAATAATGAATAATTATTTTTTCTTTTCATGCTTTATAGTCTCTCTTATCCATTCTTTATATAAGCTTACTCTTGTGTGACAACTCTCATCATTGTATGTAGAATTAGAAGATCCATCATATCCTATAACTGATGAATTAATTCCAGCAAGCCTGTTATCTATAAAAAGACCACCCCCGCTGTCTCCACTACAAATTAAAAATTCTAGCTCTGTAGGCTTTTGATGCCTTTTAGATGGTGAACAGATCAGTACATGTCTTTCTATTTTATCTATAAAGTTCGATCCTGCTCTTCTTAAGCCATCATGTTTTTTGGTGCCAGAATTAAATGTTCCCGTAAAACCCCAACCAGATATAGAACATAATTTACCAATTTCATCATCTTCTTCATAAATAGATGGATAAAAATCTAAATCTATAGGATCTTCTATGTATCCTAAAGCTATATCAGCATAGCCAAAAACATTTGTATCATAATCTTTGTGCATAATCATATTTTTAATATTATATTTATTTTCGCCTATATTTACTGTCCAACTATGACAATTCTCAACAACATGTGCAGCTGTTATAATCCAGTGAGGATCTATTACTACGGCAGATCCACAGGACATACCCTTGCCGTCAAAACAACATAATTTCACTACGCTATGAAACTTAGCTCCATAATCAATATATTTTTGATCTGAAGTATGAGGATCTATTGTTCCAGCAATAGAAAAAATTGATAAAAAATTCCATATGAATAAAACATAAATATAAGATTTCATATACCGCTCCTTTTCACACCACTTTGTATATATTATATACACTATAAGTCAAGGGGCCTAGGAATTGTCCAGACTATTCTGTTTTGTATGGTCTGTGTTGTATTTTTTGATTGATTTCATAGCAATCTTCTACTACGGATGAATTCCAACTTTTAAAATCCATTAGATGCCCGAACATAAGATGACATTGTTCAGAGCATAATGTAATTAAATTTGATGGATCAAGTTCTCTATTTGGGTCTATGTGTACAGGAACTATGTGGTGTACTTCAAGATTTTTGTTTTTCCCGCACGCTCTGCATCTAGATTCTTTTTTTAAATGCTCTTTTCTTACCGCCTGCCACTGAGGAGACCTAACAGCGAATCTTAGCTGTTTAGAAAAAAGTTTATTAAACATAATCTATAATACCTTAGCAGCTATTAAACATCCTTTAGCTACTGCGTGTAATGGATCATTAGCATGTCTTATTTCTTTTATCTCAACAGGAAATCCATTTTCTTGCATTTTTAATTTAAAATGTTCGATATATCCATCTGCTAACGATGTACCACCAGCAACCACTATGGTTAATGGATTTTTAAATTTTGGTAGTGATTTATGATTTATTAATGCAGAAGCTAAATTTTTAGTGGTATAGTCTATAAGTCTTTCATAATATGCTGATACAGCAGCCAACACTGGGTTGTCGCATGTTTCTCCTATTTTAAATCCACCACCTTCTTTTTCAACCTGTACTACACTATCTGGTTCTCCTGTGGCTACAGCACTCATTCTATCAATCCAGTCGCCGGATTTAGTTGTGGAAAACAAAACTGTTGGTTCGCCATTAAGCATTACACAAACATTAGTCATTCCCGCTCCACAACTAACCCCAATACCTGTATAGTCTTCTGATTCTAATTCAGCATAACATAAGGCTTCTGCTTCATTGATAGCTCTAGCATTATAACCACATTCTGCTAAAATAGTTTTAACAACATCTTCATGATATCCAACATCAAAATCGTCGTCTTCTTGATCAACTGGTTGTGCTGGGACACAGAATACCAGTTTTTCATTTTCTTCAGATGCTTTACCTGCTACTTCTTTTAAAATAAAAGCCAAGATTCTTTTTGCGTCTTTTTCTTTAGCCGAAACAACACCTCTATACATAGGTCTTTTAGCGGTATCATTTCTTTCAATAGCTTTTTCAATAGCATCTTTACCTAATAGAATAAAAGACCCATCTGAGTCTTTAATAAAAACTTTTCCAGTCAATCCTTTTTCTATCATTTTTGTAGCTACTGGTGTTGTTGGTTTAATAACATAAAATGCATCTCTAAAATCTTTATATTGCATTTGATTATTATCGTCAGAAGATAATACTATATATGATGTTCCAACATCTAAACCTTTAGCCATAATTTTACCTCTAACCTTTCATATTTTTTAGTTTATTGATAGAAGAACCAATATTTTCCTGACTATTCTTAATTTCTCCTAAACCTTCATATTTTTTTTCTAATTGATCAGTTTTAATATCTACTACAAATTTACTGTTATCAATTGATATTGGTTGTCCTGTTGATGTATTTTTGATCGACGACAATACTTTTGCAGTAGGCGTCTCTTGTTTAAATACACCATCAAAAGACAATAATCTCCCTACTAGTAGTCCTAATAGGAAGATTATTATGTATGAAAATATAAAAAGAGTTATTATGGCTATAATTATTATGTTATTCATTTAGTCTCATAATATATTCCTTAATAGTGTTATTGTCCTCAAGGGGCCGCAAAAATTGCCTGACTATGACTTATAGTTGCCAATAATACGACCTTTCTGTGTACGATGTACATACCCCATACGAATCAGAAAAGGTTCGATACTATTCTCTATGGTCTCTACTGCAATACCGGTTAATGAAGATATACTCTTTAGTCCAAGAGGATTAGCTCTATTTTTCTTTAGTAGATCTAGGTACATTCTGTCATATACGTCTAAACCCATGCTATCAATTCCTTGATTTAAAAACACTTCATCTACATCGGGCTTAATACTTTTATGAAAGCTTGTATAACTCTTGTACCACATTAAACGAGCATTAAGTATTCTAGGAGTACCCTTGCTACGTTTTGCTATCTCTAATAATTCATCATCAGATAATTCAAGTCCAAGCTTAACTGCATTCGATCTTGCTAGTTTAGCTAATTCATCATCATTATAAAAGGAAAGATGTTCTTTGATTTGAAACCTGTCATAAAATGGTTGACTAAGCCTTCCACCACAAGTTGTTGCTCCAACCAAGGTAAAAAGAGGGAGTTCTATTAACTCTGGCTTGTTCTCTACTACGATACTAAGAACAAAATCTTCCATTACAGGATAAAGGAATTCTTCTACAACTTTTGGAAGTCTATGGATCTCATCAATAAACAAAACCGATCTTGGAGCAATACCCATTAGATACGGAAGTAAATTCTTTATACTTCTAACATTCGCCCCATTGACCGTATACAGGTTTTCACCCATTTCTGACGCTATGGCACTAGCCACAGTGGTCTTGCCAAGCCCCGGAGGGCCGTCAATTAAAACATGAGGCATCGTAGAGCCTGTGCTTTTACAACCCGCCACAACGATGCGTAAACGATTTACAACCTCGTCTTGCCCAATGATATCCTCAAACTTAGAAGGGCGAACAATATTAGCCATTTTTACCTCCAATAGTAACCAAAATATTCTTAATTAGTGACGCCGTATCAGATGTTGGATTGCTTGCATGAGCTTCTGCTACTATAGTTTTAGCTTCTGAAGCTTTGAATCCATACCCAACTAGAATTTTAACACACTGACCCAGGTCGGCCAATGTCGTTTCTTTTACTACTTTTTGTGTGTTCGTCTTAGCTGATTTTTTATCATATAGAATCTCTATATTGCTAATTCTTTTTGGTTTTAGCATAGTTTTACAATCACAAACTATAATAAAACCTTTGGTCTGGGATTCTGCCAGAGAAAGCCAATGTTCTACAGAACATACTGGACACGTATATTTACAGTGTACGTTTAGCTCAGTCGGTTTCAGGTTTTTGATTTTCTTGTTCATCGTTATCTTTTATCCAAAATACAAAGTCATTAAGATCAGGATCATACGAACTATCTATAATGTCTTTCTTTACCAAAGTGTGTAGTATATTACTTACCATTCTGCTGTTAAAAGATTCTATCATTTCCATGAACTTTTTGTCATTAATTAAATATCTAACTTTATCAGATGTTTTACTTTTTTGTATCTTAACTAAGGATTTTGCAATTACTAAACATTCTTGTTGAGTAAGGACTTCATTTAACTCTGATACCTCATCTTCCGATAGGTCAGACATTAACATACTGAGTTCATCACTTGTCTTTTCAGATGTAGTACTAAAATTATCAAATACTAAAATTCTAGTACTTTCAACTAATTTATCTAAATCTTCAACTATAAACCATTCTGTATTTTTTCCCATAATATTTTTGTGATATTAATTTAGTATATCAAACATTCCTTTGTAGTAATGTGGCTGATTGATAAAATGCACAGCGTGTGACTGTATATGATTTTTATATCCTATATCAATAGGATCCAAAACAAAATACTTTTTTTTCCAAATTGGAGAACCTTGATAGTTATTCCCCAAATACTGGAAGGAATTACCCTTACCAGTATTGGAGAAGTAACTATTCACAGGAAACGACTTTTTTGGAAAACCAGAAATATTAGGTATAGTATACCATACATTTGGTGAAGATTCAACTATATCATTCAAAGCATCTTGTAGCCATTTACTCCAAGCATCCCATGCTGTTGGATCAAACTTGAAGTAATGCTTGTATGGATCTTTAGCATTATCATAGTCATGCTCATCATCATTATAGTCATAATCTTCATGCATAGTATTATCCTATACAAAACTTGTCACTAATTTGAGAAGCTAGGTCTTTAGCAGCACTGGAGAGGAACCTGTTGTTACTAAAGTACAAAGGAGTTGATACTTGATTAAGGAACTCCACTACCGTTTTTAAAAGTTTGGTCTGCTGACCATCAAGGTTTATATCTTCGTCAGGCAGAGCATCCTCCGTATCATCAGACCTATCCTCGTTTATGGGCATCACCGGCATGGGTTCTCCATAGGCACGCTCATATTCAAGGTTATTAATATAAGACGTACTATTACAAGCATAGTCATTTTGAAGACTGTTAAGAATTTGTTTCGCAACATTCATTGGTACTGGAACTCCGTTTTCGTCTGACTGCTTATAAGCCTTGGCGTACCCCTTGTACCATTCATCGCTACACTTTTCAGGAATAATCTGTAGAGTAGCAGGTTGACCAGTAAGGGCTGACTTTAGATCAGCAACATTAATTGGTTGACCAGTGCTACCGGGAAGGATGCTGGTAAAATAAGGAGCTTTCTTTTCCCACTCCTTACGCCACCAAGTATAAGGAACACGATAAATCTGATTAGGTTTGATAGCCCTTGGATCGCCATCAAAGTAGTTTACAAGCTTTTTCTGTAGACCATTCCAGAAAGTTTTGTTTGCCCCAACAATATTGCGTGAAGCATCATCAAAGATCCAATAACACTGATATCCATTACGAGTATCTATAACCCAACTTGGCTTTACGGGAAACTCATTGATTTTCTTCAGAAACCTCTTCTTGTGCTGCATAACAATGCTTGGCTTAAAATAAGTACCATCAGCATTTCTGCCAGCGTCCATATCGCAAAAACAACAAGTAAATTGCTTGATAGCATAAAGCTTACGTCCACCATTAACATAGAAGTAAGCATCAGAGTGCTTATCGACATTTGCTTCTAGCATCTCGTTAAGATCATTGGTATGATTCATACTACTAATCTTCTTGCGAGGATTTCCATTGTACACAAAGATATGGTTTTGTTTGAAAGAGTTCAAGAAGCAATCTCGTTCATTACGATAATGACCACTATTTAGATTCTTATCAAAGGGATTAAAACCAAGAACATCACTAAAACTGTTGTTATTCATCTTTTCCACCATTACGTTTCCTGTAATCATCTAGATTATCTGGGGACAAGAACATCTTATCCAAGGGCAGTTAATCTTCTCAAGTTATTGATAAAGGGAGTTGGGGAATCGAACCCCAAAAGATCATCGTTGAATCTCTCTAGTCCCAGACTACTCCACATTTTTCAGTTATAATACTCCGCATCGGGATCATAATCTTCATCTTCATCGTCAAACTGATCCCAGTAACTTTCATCATAGTCATTTAGATATTCATCGTCATCGTCGTTGTAATCATCCTCGTCAAAATCACTCTTATAGAGAGGCTTGAGAAGCTCTCCTTGATATTCGCCAACAACCTCATAACGACAAGTACGAAGTTTCTCGCAATTGCAATCTGTAGGAACGCTGACTACATCCTTGGGATTAATCTTGACGATTACAATCTTATCTCCAGCATCTAGACTACCATAACTAGCAACATAGTTAAGTGCGCCTGCATGAAGACCATTTGAACAACCTCGACCACGATCATCATCAACTTTTGCCCTAGTCATTTCACAAATATCACCAACCTTGTTACGGAATTTACCGGCATACTTATCCATATAATCTCCACGTACTGCCTTATACGCAAGAAAATAACCATCTTCTGTAATTGGCAAATACTGATGCTCCAAGAAATCATACAGTTCCTTCTGACTTTGCATACTTGGATTTTCCATAAGATTATTTAGGAAATTTACAAGAGGCTCAAAAGGCAATCCCTTACTCATAAACTCCAAAATACGCTTACTGATAGCACCGTGAACTTCTTCTCCTTCATAATAGACCTTGCCATTCTTGATCTCGACAAGACCCTGACTAAAGGAAGCAACAGCTTTTTGAATATCGACAAGCTCAGTCAACTCATCTTCTGTAGCCGATGAAAGCTTCTCCATAATCAGCCTATAGTTAATATGATCCGGCAAAACCTGATGAGCCTTATTGTTAAGGATTAGTGTCAGATTTCCATCAACCCACATAAAAGGAACGCTCATAATCTTTCTCCTGTGAAATTAAATCAAACAATTGTCTTACTTACCAGTTTTCTGAATGACTCCGTATCATTCATTTTATAGCTCCAACTATTAGGACCATGATAGTATGTGCTTCTAAATGCTGACAACGGATTATCATTAGTAAGTTCTCTCAAGTTGCCGTTGACCTCATGGCTACACACAATATACTTCAACATCGGCTGGTTGTCAAGAGCCTCTTTAATCTGCTTTCGCAACTCATCGATTTTTATCAATTTATCTTTCAAAGATCCGTCTGGCTTAATAGCCTTCTGGATAGATGTATCATCCGAATAGAGTTCCTTAACCCACCTATTTAGGTGAAGATAAGCAACATTAGCATCACGAATTTCATTACTATTGATCCCATTGATGCCGATCTTATTAAGAATCTTAGTCATATGGGCAAAGTAATCAGATTGCTTAAATTTGGCAATATCAAACTTGTTTCTGTGAATGGTATCTGCAAAGAACTCCATGATCATACAATGATCGACCAAATCTACAATCTTGGTATCGGAAATACTAGAAGCATAATCCAGACCAAAGATATTCAGTATGTGCCAGAGAAACTGCCTATCGGTATAGTTTCTATTATAGTACGAATCTCTATTCTCTTGTTTATTAAACTCTTCCTTGGCATACTCAACAAGACCATTATAGACAGAAACATCCTTGAATTTATTTGCATAAACCGATTCCAGTTTAGACTTCATAAAATCATTAAAATTAATTAGGTTGTATCCTTCTTTGATCAACTTTTGAGCATAGCTTTCCTTAATAGCATAGATATTAGTATCTCCATATAGACTCTTAATGAGATCTTTACAAGACTCATCTTTGGTCATTCTGCTGATATCTCTAACAGCAGGATAACCTTGTACAGAACCATATCTTAGAATTGGCACATACACAATATCTTCTTCGTCAAGAACACTATCTCGCTCATCTTGATCAGTAATTTCTCTCATATAATGAGAGTCGTTCATAGTACCAGACAGAGCCTTGGCACTCGACAGACTACCATGAATCAGAAAGATATTATCAACACTAACACTGCCAGCGGGATCACGACTACCAGTTTTGCGTGGGCCGTTACTAAGCAGACTCTTATACTGTGATACCAATACTACATTAGATTCTCCACCAATATCCTTGATGATATCGTCAAAACCTTCTGTAGAATCTTCTGGAGTATCGCTATCAATCATTAAATAAGCAAAGCAGTTATTTTGATTACAGTATTTAGTAACAATTTTCTTTGCTGTTTCAGCACCCTTAACATCAGATCGGAAAAATACCATCTTCCCAGTTTTACGATTGGCATTATCCCAATAATAAGAACCTCTTCCGCTAAGAGTTTCATGATGAATTTTATCTGTGAGATAAATCATCCTACGACTACGATATCCAGCAGTTCTAAAATTGAACACATAAAACTGCTTACTCTTCTTAAACTTGTATTCAAGATCCTTACCGCTTTGAAGATCATAAACCTTACCATTACTATCAGTCCATGATGCCCCAGCAGTCCATCCTCCTGCAATATCACTAAGATTATAGTAGGTGGTATATGCTTCAACCAGACTATTAGCATTAGCAAGTTTGTCTGTCATATCTTGCTTGAGTTGCAAATAAATATCTTGTGTACGTTCACGCAGGGTTTTAATAACTTGCTTAGTGTATTGCAAACCCTCACGACTAACATCCATCTCCAATTCACCAATGCCAAATTGGATCTCCAAATAAAGACCTTGGTTGAGAATCTCACGCACAAGATTCTTCCAGTTGTCTACGTCGGCCTTACGAAAAGCCCTGTTCCATGCTTGAATATGATCCGGTTGATCTGGCTTTTCTTCTCCGACAATCTTATTAGCATCAACAGGATAAGCAATATTACCCATAATTGCAACAATACCACTACTGATATTATTATGGTTACTTGGATACTTACTACTATCACTAGCGATTCTTCCGATCTTCCAACCAGTACCTTCAATCACAATATTGTTATGAGAATATGATCCGTCATTGATAGAGTTACAAACACCACCCTCAATAATTGGCTTTAGCTTAAAATAATGATAAATCCTCTTGCTTTTCTGAGTAAATTCCCAATGGTCATTTTGTTTAACCGCAAAAGTAATTTCAAGACCATTTGGTTCATTGGTTTTTGTAATACTAACAAGATTCAAACTCGGAACTCCATTCTCATCCATCGCTGCAATATATGTCAGTTTTTGTCCATCATAATAAGAGATAGTAGTAAAACTCTTAGTATAGGCAAAGGGACTCTTAGAACCTAGACCAAGACAACCAACAAAATCATTGCTAGTATTTTTATTACTCGCACCATAAGTAGTATACAGTTCCTCCATATCTGCTTGACTAAGACCAGTACCATAGTCACGCACAGTAAAAGAAGGATTGGCCTGTGTAGGCAGAATCACCTTAAAAGGATTCTTGTTTCCCGCTGCAATATGAGCATCATATGCATTAGTAGACAACTCACGCACAACAGCCATAACCTTGTCGGAATAAAGAGAGTCCGACAAAATCTTAAACATTTTGCTTGTCTGTGCGATGCTGAATTGATTAGCACTCTGAACACCAGACGAATGGATTTCAACTGTCCTATCTGCCAACTTCATTTTCTTTCTCCAAAAGTGTTACTTATCGAACCTGTGATTTTGCTATTATAGCATCGGCAACACCGCTTGTCAAGCTTGAATTATTTTTTGTTGCCGTCTAGCAAAATTTTGATACCGATAGATAGATTGACCAATCCCAATATTCTCATCATGGGTACTGGTATAAATAATGCCCATATCCCTATACCAACATCGATTATTCCTAATAAGTATTTTATAACTTTTGGTACTATGCCAATTGACGAAATTACGTAGGTGATTGGTCCTAACAATATTAAGCATAGCAATATAATTGAGACGACCACCGCTAAACTACCCATTACTCGTCCTCATCATCATATGTCTCATAGTCTTCTACTTCATATTCATCATCGTATGGATTCCATTCTGTATTATATTTTTCAGATTCTTCTTCTTGAAAATCTTGTAAAATTTCCGCAGCATCCATTATAATTTCAAGCTGTTGTATCTTATCGATTAAGAGAGATATTTTATTGTCTAAATTTTTAATAGCTCTTTTAATATCTCCAATATCTTTTGATAAATGAGTATCTACTTTATGTATCTCTTGGTTTGATTTAGCAATTTGCTTGATGATATCGTCATAATCTTTTGGCATCCTTGTACCCATTATAGTTTTTTGTACTCTTTTATATCTCCATTTTCAATAATCTTTTTATCTTCATAGCTAGAAGCTACTCTACGATAGAATTCTTGCTTGATATTTTCTAATACACCAGTTATGACAGCAATTTTGGAATAGGAAATATCACCCATAATACCTGAAATAATCCGAGAAAAAGCATAATTTATATCACCACATATGCTTAAAAATTCTTCATTTGTAAGTTTTTCTTTATATGGGTTTGAGTAGAGATTATCTTGATTTGTAGATACGTTGCCCCTCAAACACTCCATCATATGATCAATACATCCATCTAAACTGGATCTGTTTTCTTCTTTGATATAAGGCATAATTAGTTATCCTCGCATTGACATTCGTAGGTATTACAATATGAACATTTAGGCCCAGGGTCAGGATTACCCCATGCATTACTATAACCGTTAAAGCTTTCTTTGCCAGTATCTATACATACTAATTTTTTAGACCGTCCCCTTTTAACAAATCCTACGTTGTACCAATGACAATCCCAAAATTTAAGGTTGGTCTTTACTGCAATATCTTCAACTAAAGTTTGAAGTTTTTTCATAGTAATTTTAGTATGATTTACAGGACTGGCTTTTTCTACTACATAACCCCATAAGCTTGGTTCATCAACACAATAAAAACCATATGGGGCATAATCTAATTTACAAATTTTGCTATAAATTTTTGGAGCTAGATCAAACCGAGTTAGTAATTTTTGATACTTATAAGATTCTATTGCAGTTTTTTTATTGCCAAATTCTTTAAATACAATATCCTTATGACCAACTATCTCATGGACATTGCAAAACCCTCCCTGAGTATGGTCTTTAGATAAGTCTATTAATAGATTAGACATTAGTATGAAATAATATGGGGTATTTCACCAGTAATATTATACAAAAATTCTTTAGCTTTATCCAGTGAATAGAACTCTCCTAAAAAAATAGGAGAATACCTATCATCATATTCGTATCTTTTGCCATATATTTGATAGAATGGTTCGTCAAGAGCCTCTTCTTCTGTATTCAAGAATTGTTCAGCGGTTTTAATTTGATCTATAAATGTGCCGCCTTCATAGTCTGGGAATTCTCTTACTGTAACTAGTTCAAAATATTCTATCGGAGATTTTGAATTTGTATTTTTAACTAAACCATTGCACAGAGTATTTGTCATTAGTTTTTCCTATACAGGGGAACCACTGTCGTTTGATCAACATAGGGATTATTTTGGGTTCTAAGATCGAATAGATCTCCACGATCATTTATTCTAGCCCAAGCAACAGGACTAGTAAAATTTGGCCCCCTTAGTTTTTTGAGTTCATCCTTTGCATTATTGACCCAAAATATATCAGCACCGGATGCCCAAGCAAAATCAATGATAGATTCAAGGGGATCAGCATTTTTATCCATATAGTCTGCCAGTTCTATAAAAGTTCTTCGTATACTATCTTCCCAATTTTCATACTCTTCGATCATGCAAATCCTATGCGGGTTTTCTCGCTAAGAGTAACCTCTATTTCATCTTCATGAAACCACTTACTATCATGAGAACGACCATTCCACCAACTACATTCATAGGTTACATGATTATTACCACGAACGCAAACAGCACTAATCGTGCCAAACACATCGTCTGCCAACTTAACCTTACTACCGATTTTAAATGTTTCTAGAGAGTTTTTGCTCATAAAATTTCCTTTTATTTTTAGTTTAGTTAAGCTTCTTCTGAAGCATCATAATATCCAGTATCGTATCCTTCTTCGTGACCCATAGCATATGCTGCCAACAACCACTTGATTATATCATCCGTTCGTTCTTGTTCAACAGACACTTTTATATCATCCAACATTCGGTCTATTCTTGGCCCGAATCCTTCATCTTGATACAACCATTGATCAAATGTCATAATATTTCTTTTCTGTGAAGTTTCATATGGCAATTAGCGCATAATAGTATACATTTCTTGATTTCTTTTAATATTGTTGTCCAAGCCCTATGCCAATTACTACATAGGTTGAATTTTTTTGTATTTGGATTTTTATGATGAAAAGTTAATACATCACGGTCACAATTTCCACAATTCTTACATTTGCCTCCAAGGATATTTATAGCTTTCGATCTTTGAATACCTCGTCTTTTGAAGGTTCTACAAGTAGGACAAACATTGTTTTTTGTCCATTTAAAATCTCTACCACATTCAGTACAGTGTTTTTTACTATTTTTATCTCTTTGTGGAAGATGCAATCTTTTTGTATTGCGCTTACCGAAGGGCGAACATTCTAGACAATATATTCTTTTGTTTATGTTTCTTTCTATTCCATCAATTACAACACGATTTGTAAATTCTTTTGAACACTTTAAGCATTTTTTCATCTTTCCATCTCCTGAGTGTAGTCTAGTTCTGATTTACACCGAAGATGAAAATATCTACCATTTATCCTACATAGTACCGGGGGCGGGATTCGAACCCGCAGCGTTTCTTATGTGAGGGATTTTAAGTCCCTTGCGTTTCGCCAATTTCGCCACCCCGGCATGATACCCCTGACTACCAAACTAGTGACTTGAGGTTGATTATTGCAGTTTGTAGCCTCATAGTTTAGTTTTAGTAGCAGGGATACTTGGGTTTTATATCAACCGTTCAGATGAGCGGCCTTGAGACGGCGAACAGTCTCAGCCATAGCCTCGACATTATCAATCGTCTTAGTGGGCTTCGCACGCTCCATAGCGGGAAGATCAATACCCTTCTTTGCAAGAGCAGCCTTGGCTCTAGCATAACGAGCCATTGTACTAGCAACCTTCTGTCCAGTCTTACTGGAAATCTCAGCATAAGTCTTGCTAGAGAAAACAGCCTCAAGAAACGCATCATCACTGCAACGAACCCTAGTCTGCTTTTCCGTAGTAGTAACTTCAGCCATAATCAACCTCCAAATTCTTAACCAAACTTTTGCAACGCTAGGCTCAATCTCATGATTGATGTTACCCGTCGTTGACTCTTTCATTCTACAACACAGTATCGGCACTGTCAATGGGTTGTCTTGAAAAAATTTCGTTCTAAGCTGAAATTTATTCGTTAGACGGCAATACAATAGCCAGTGCTAAATAAACCCAAAATAGAATACTACCGGTAAATATAGCTCCTAATAAGAATCCTAGTCTTAGTAATGATACGTCAATGCCAGTAGTCTCAGATATTCCTCCGCAAACGCCGAATATAACTTTATTGTTTTTACTTTTGTGTAGATTTGACATGGTATATTAGTATAGGGTAATTTTAAGTATAAAATAATCTTCTTGATCGTTTTCTATGTTCTGTATATTGGCTATTTTGCCTTTGCCTAAAAAAGAATCTCCAACTAATAAAAATGGTCCACTCTCTATATTAGCAGATGTAATAAATGCTGGATCAAATTGGCAACCAAACTTAGCCCAATCACAGTAGCCTTCTATTAAATATTCTTTTTCACCAATTTGAGTAATAATTCTTTGGTTTCTGTTTTTATCAGAACGAACACACCGGCTCATTCAAAGTCTCACTATCAAGAATATAGCCTTCATTGTTGTATGACGTTAGGCCACTAAGAACGTCTTTAAGCCTTTTGTTTTCTTCCTCTAGTGTATTCATGATATTTTCCGCTTGATTCAAAGCGGCTTGCAGATGCTTGATTCTTTCAGCTAATTGATCGTTCATAAATTCTGACATTGTTCTAACAACCATGATTAGCCTCCATTTAGTTGATAGGTATACAGTATCATATACACCTTTAGAGGCTAAGTCCATTCAAGAAATTTTGTAAATCTCTTAGCTGTTTTTTATCCAGAACCATCTGATCGGCGTATGGTTTTCTACGCAATAAAACATTATAGCAATACCTCAATCTCTGCCATAATGACATCTTATGACTATAAGAATCCGCATTTTCATATATGGCAACATCTGCCATATTAATGGTATGATCATATTCTATAACCAATAACTCGCTTTTACAAGAGCATGGTATGAATATTGTCTTATTTTCTCTTAGATTTGTTACGCTTCCCATGTTTAAAAATCCTGTCGTAATTTTTAGCCCATGTTTTTGCGTCAACACTCTTTGGCCTTGGACAACTACCCTTGCCGTTCTGGCTCATTTTCTTCCTCTGTGATATGCACAAAGCCATCTTCTTTTAGAAGATAAACCTTCCCAGAATCACCGTATATCTCATACATGTATGATAAATCCTCTTGAGGCATCATCTTATTGAGATAACCTCTTTCTACAACATCACCATTTTTCATTATTTCTACTCTGTTAAATCTCATTGGATTCATTCTAGTACATAGCTCCAGTACCTACTATCTGATTTATTTTGAAGAGCATCCCAATAGATCGACCTTGCAATATAAGATGGAACATTCAACTTGCCGCAATTAACACTCCAATGCTGTTCCATCCTCTTATACTTTGTTGTGCCTTCCTTACTTTTATTATAAGTCAGATGCTCCATGTTGTACAGTCTGAGTTGGTGAACATCCCCACACAAAACCCTACATTCATTAGGATGTATCATTTCCAAAGCAAAACTAACTTTTGCCATACCCAAACCCACAATACGGTTGACAATCTCGTCTCTCTTCTTAACATGATACTTCTTGGTTGTAAAATAAAAGTCTTTTGGATTCTGCCAAAACTGTTGACTAAAATTCCAAATATACTTAGTTCTATTATTATGCAAACCCACCCCTGAGTTAGCCAGTTTATTTCTCAGAACTTCTTCACTATCTATCCATTGATCAAAGTCTTTAATGGCTTGATAACCGGAGCAGTTACCCTTCCAAGTAGTGTGAACAGAGCAATAAGCAAAAAGATACCTCCTAAAAATATCATCGGTATTCTGTGGTCGTACACTTTCCCAGTATTCCTTATACGATACAACCTTTTCTCTAGGAAAGTTTGCAAAAAATTCATCGGCCTTGCTCCTACAATAAGTTGTTTTCTTCTCTTTGTTTGTTTCGACCAGTTCCATTGTTTGCTCCAAATGTCTTGTGTACCAATGCTATCGATTCTACACTACTGTGATCGGCTTGTCAAGCCACGTTCTTGAATTTCTTTGAGAATCGCTATAAAATCCAGTGGCCATATTTTTTCATATAGTATATTTTTTCTTTACCACTTAAATATGTATAATGAAGCATCCAATAGGTATCTAGTGTTTGA